GTCGGCAACTGCGGCGGCAACGGCAGAGAGCGCAATTCCAGCGGGGGCCGCATCAGTGCCTCCGGCGGGGCCGGCAAGACTACCGGCGGCGGCAGCGTCGTGCAGGCGGACAAAGCCGCGAGGCAGAACGCAAGCAGCATCAGCTTCGCGTGTGACATAAACGGGAACCTCCTTGATGATGTCCGCGCCCTTTTCGCGGACGACTTGGATGCGATCAACGTATTTCGTGACCACATGAACCGTGGCATCGGCTTGCCGCTGCTGGACGCGGGCAGTTGCCAAGGATTGCTTGACGACTGCCGCATCCCATGCGGCTTGCACATGCCCGGCACCCTTGACCCAGCCGAACACAACCAGCGCGGCAGCCAGAACGGCCAGCGCCAGCAGTCGGTAGGGCCAAGGGATGACCTTTGTCAGCATGTCGAACATGGCAGCCCCCTATTTCGCCGGGCGGATATGGGGCTGGCAAAGGAACGGCGCGCGCGGCTGCCGATGGATCGCCAGCGGGGTGAAGGCGTAAGACAAGTGGATCATGACGATCCAGCGCAGGAAGACTTTCATGATTGCGGCTCCGTGGTTTCTTTGAGTTTCAGGGCAGCGCCAAGGGCGGCGAATACCGACCCCATGCCGACGCCGAACTGTTGAAGATCGAAGGGCTGGCCGCGCCAGACGACGACATAGACCGTCAGGCCCAGCGCGACCAAGACGGCAAGGACGCCCAGCCAGCGAACAAAGTCATGCGTCTGGTTATCCTTGCCGGTCAGCAGTTGCTTGATGATGTCCTTCATGCCAGCGCCCCTTTCGCGGTTTCCCAAAGCGCCAGTCGGTCGTCCAGACCGTTGAACCCGCCATTGATGACGCGGGTAATCGCCCGGAAGCTGCCGCCGTCGGCCAGTTCGTTGCAGCCGTGGGCCTTCCAGAACCAAGCCGCCGACATGGCCGCGAAGATCGGCTGTTCCAGCAGTTCGGGACGGGTTTCAAGGTCTTCGCCCAAGGCCGCCCCGCATGCGCGGTAATTGGCCCGCCCGGTAATCTGGATCAGGCCGCGCCCCTTGAAACGCGCGCCGTCGCCCGGCTGGACATTGCCCAAGTCGGCCCGGCCTTCATACTTGGCTTGCCAAGGGCATTGAACCGGGTTCCAGATTTCGCGGACGTAGATCAGCCGCCCGGATTCATGGCCGACCTGCGCCAAGAAGGCGGCCTGTCGTTCCGGCGTGTTGATGTCGTAGCGTTCCATCGCCGCGTTCAGGGCATCGGCCCATTTCGCGGCGCGTTCGGGCGGGCAGCCGACGGCTGCCGCCAGTTGCGGCGCTGTAATCATGCTTTCCCCTTTGCGAGTGTGCGGAAGCGGCCTTCGATCCACTTTTCGACGGCGAACAGCAGGCGCGTCGCCATATGGCCGCCGACGCCAGCCAGCGCGGCGCAGAGGCCTATCGGCTGATCCATCGCCTGCGCCGTCATGAAGACGCCGAGGCCGACGAAAGCGCTGGTAAAAATCTCGCCGATCAGTTCGATGATGTTGAAAGCGCGCGTATGGCCTTGCTTGACGCGCGCATACCAATTCACCAAGCCCCCGGCGCAGGACATTCCAACGGCGAGCAGCCAGATCGACAGCCCCCAATTGGTCGGGTCTTTTTCGGGCATTCCCATTTCCTTCTTCTTAAAAAATTAAGGCCGCGCGAGGCGGCCTATCGGGAGGGTTTCTGCTGCTGGCTGTTCGCCCGGCGGGCTGGGGGCCAGCATCCACAGATGCTGCGGCGTTACCCGTCGCAAGCTGTCAGAACGGAACAGCGGATGCCCGGCGGCATCGAAGGCCCATGCGACCAATTCGGAACAGAACCAAGCGTCATCCTGTTGCCAGTCCCGGCGCAGGCCAAGGCCAAGAATCGCCGTGTAGTCGTAGGGCTTCCCGATCTGGCTGGCCGCTGCCGCGATGACAGCAGCCGGGTCAGGGCTGGGCAGTTCGACCAGCGCGGCGTCGGCGGCGCGATTGATCGCATCGACGAACGGAACCCGGCGAACGCCATGCAGGGCAGCCGCTTCGATCACCATATCGTCATCGTCGATGATGGAAACATGCGACCAGCGCGACCAAGTAGCCGCGCGGATCAATGCCGAAAACGGGTTGCCCGTCGTACTGAACAGCAAGCGAACGGTCTGCATGGCTTACTCCCCGAAGGACTTGGGCCAGCCCGCCGAAAAGTCGTAACTGGCTGGATCAGCGCTAGACTCCATCGCCGCCTTGTGCGCTTCGGCAACGGCAAAAATTGCCTGGTCACTGGCAGCAGCTGCGACCAGGATCTGGCTAGCAAGCTGTGGGGTCATGGTGACGAAGCTGCCATCCATGGTTTTCCACTGGAGCCCCGCCGGGATATTGGCCCCGAGGAGCACGAGCCCAAGCTGCTGAGAGCGGCTCTTCTGGTCGGAGTGGAACCACTTGGTGCCGACCTTGTAGCCGCCGGACTGGATGCGCCGGTCGCGCTCGGCCTTGATGGCAGCCAACTTGGTGGTCTGGAATTGCGAAGCACTCTGCGCCGGAATCGTTTCGCTGAAACTTTCATCAGCGCCAACATCATCCGGCCCATTTACCGCGCGCCAACCTTGTCCATCTTTGCGAATTGCGTAGCTCATGATTACCTCTTAAAAGTTGTCTTCCCAGCCAAGGCACGTTAAGTATCCATTAGCCCCGGAGTTGCTGGCGTAATAAAAATTGCTGCTTTCAACAACGAATTCCCCGACGGACATTTGTTGGCTGCCGTTTGTCGACATCGGGGGCGGATTGGTTGTTGAAGCGTATCCAGAATAAGCATTATTCGGAGCGGCAATAGAGACCGTTGAGCCAGAACCTCCGCCCAGAGATAGCTTTATTTTCGCTGCCGTCGGCGGAATATAATTTCCTATTGCAACGGCCGACCATGTTGGTGTCGATACGTTTCCAAGGCTTCCAGAAGCCATGATCTGAACTGTGGCTAAGTTCGAGCCAGCCGCGACAACATACTGTACGCTCTTCCCATATTGTTTGAATCCGAGCGGGTATTTATTAGCCGTTCCATCCGTTCTAATCCAGCCGACCCGCGCCTTGTGTGTATATCCACTCGGCATTGTCGGGGCAGTAGCCGACAGAGACAAAAGGCCGGCCGTAGTCGTGCCATTCCAGATCACCCAGACCGAGTACCACGTCGAGGCAGCCAGCGCGCCCGTATCTAACCCATTCGCGCCGACAGTAGTACCGGCGATAGTCAGATTGACAGTACGCAGGGTCTGGTAAGCGTTGGCGGCAGCCTCGACGGCGATTTCGTCGGCGGTGACGCTGACGTTTGCCGACAGGCCGGTCGCCGACGCCTGAAGGTTCTTGAATGCGCCCTGAACCGACGCCCCCGATGCAGGCGAAACGCCGGTCGCCGGGTTCAGCAAGACCCACTTGTCCAGCGTCGCGTCATATTGAAGTTCGATCCAATGGCCGCCGCCAGCGATGTCGCCAGCCGCCAGCGCGGAGCCTGCGCCCTTGACGATGGTCTTGGCCGAAATCGTTCCGCTGGCCGGTGTGAATGTCGGCGTGGTCGTCGCGTTGGTCGAACCTGCGCGGACGTACAGGGTCATGCCGTTGGTCAGCGCGCTGATGCCGGGGACATAGCTGCCAGTGATCGCATCAGCGGTTCCGCCTGCCGCCGAAATGTTGCAGGCGTTGCCTTGCAGGCCGCCGACGACAAGGCCAGCGGACGGCAGGAACGGCGCGCTGGCGTAGGTGCTGATATTGCCCGCCAGAATTTGCGTCTGGCCGTAGGTAACGGTCACGACATACGCGCCGATATAGCCAGCATCCGGCGCGGGCGTGGTCTGGCTGCCGGTCGTCGCGGCGACGCCAGCCTTGACCGAAACGGCGCAGACGCCTTTCCGGGTCGTGTAGTTCTGGCTGCCGGTGTTGTTTGGGCCGCTGTAGGCTTGCGACGGGTTGCTGGCGTTGTAGTATGGCAGGACGACAGCATTGGCGTCGGTGTCCTGATAGGCTACCTGAACCAGATAGTTGATGCTCTGGCCGTTGGTCGCCGGGGTCGGGCAAGACAGCAGAACGCTGTCCAGCATGATGCCCTGCTTCAAAATGCTGTGCGTTGTATCGGCGGCCAGCGACGAATAGGCCGTGCCGTCGATGTTTTGCAGGCTGTAGATTTCGCCGGGCGCGACCTTGACGTTCAGCGATGCCGGACTGTCAGGCGTGCAGGCAAGTCCGTTCATGAACGTGCTGGTGCCAAGGATGGCGGCGGCCAGCTTCGCCAGCCCGATCATCGCGTTTTTGTTCGTGTTGAGCAGGTCGGTTTCGAGCGGAATTGAGCCCGGATAGACGATTTGCCGATCCATGTTTTCTCCAATGAAAAAATGCCGCTTGCGGCGGCCTGTTGCGGTATTACTGCGGGAAGCGGTTAGCTGCTGATGGCTGTCCAGACGGTCGTCCCGGCTGGCTTGACGCTATCGACGGCGGCATAGATGTCGGCATCTGTTACTGCGCCTTGGATCATGGACATCGACCCGTATTCGGCGCGCGATGCCTGCCCATAGCCGCCGGTCGAAATGCCGTAGCCAGCGACCAGCGGAATGCCTGAACCCGTTGGGCGGAAAGCGGTCACGAAACCCTGATACGGAAGCAGCAGCGACCCGTAGCCACCGGCCAAGCCGTAGGCCAGCCCCTGCGCCTGTCCATATCCGCCGGTATCGGCGGGGCGCATCGGTTCAAATATCAGCGGCGTCCTGCCTGTCAAGTCTTGCAGCACCTTGACGATGGCCCGCCGCGTCCCGCGTTCGCGGAACATGTTGATGATGATCCGCGCCCGGAAGCTAGCGTCGCTTTGGTTCGCAGCGCGCAGCAGCGAACTGCCGAAGAAGTCCGCCGCGATCATGTCCAGCCAGCCGTCGGTCGCCGTCAGGATGCGGGTTTGCAGCTTGGCGTAGGCCCAAAGCGAATAGACGAAGCTGCAAGCCCATGCCAGCCCCTGAACCAGCGCATCGATGGTCGGCGAATAGTCCCCGAACCAGCGCGGGGCCAGCGTCTTGATCCGCTGGAATAAGTCTTGTTGATCGCCCGTTGCCATTTAAGCCACCGTCACCGTTCCTGATTTTATTACCTGCTTCGATGTTGCTGTCAGATCTGACGTTCCGCTGTTCAGGGTCACGGCGGTTACGTTGGTCACGCCCGGCGATGCGTCATAGGCCACTTGCGCCAGCCGCGAATAGGTCAGGGTCTGACCAAGCGACAGCGCGTTGATGTAGTTCTGAACGGCTGCCTTGACCAGCAGCGCCGTCTCCGTATGGTCGTAGCCGCTGGCCGTCGTGATCGTCATCCCGACGTTCGCCGTGACAACGACCGGGGCGAAGACCCCGAAGGCGACGGTAAAGGGCCGCACCGCGTCGATGGCGTTGTTCGCCGTCGAAAGCAGGGTCGAACCCGGCGCGCCGGTTCCGTCGTCGATGACGGCATAGAAATAGCCGTTTTGCGTCGTCCCGGCGTAAAGCATGTTTTCAACCAGAACGGCGACCATCCCCTGTTTCAAGGACGTAATCGCGTACAGGATCGCGGCCTTGGTCGCCTTCGACAAGCTGGCGACGTAGGCGATGAAGCGCGTCCGCAGGGCTGCGTCGGTTTCGGCGTCGGCCCCATTGGTAAAGGCCGCCGCGTTGCTGACGGTATCGACGCCGGGGATCGGCTGCGTCAGGGTATTGATCTGGCCGATCAGCGCGTTCCCGGCAGCGCCGACGCTGGACGCCTGAACCGGGACGCTGATGCTGGCGACGCCTGCCGCCAGAACGTAGCCGCCCAGCCCGGCGTTATAGGCCGGGTTCGTCGTATCGATCGTGACAGAGAATTGCTGGCTGCCGTCGCCGGTCTGGATGGTCGCTCCTATCGGGACGACGGCCTGCTGCGTCGCCGTAAAGCGGGCGAACGCGACGCTGCCGCTGGATGCTACGCCGGGCAGCCGGGTCAGGCCGAAGTCTGCGACCCAGCTATCAAGATCGGAACCGCTGCTGGTCGCCGCGCGGGTCGTCGCCAGCAGTTGCAGGATCAAGCCTTGCAGCCAAAGGATGACCGCTGCGTTCGCTTCGACAACGGCCCGCAGGATGCTGCCGACGGTCAGATCGACCAGCCCGCGCGCCGCGCCCTGAATGGCCGTGACCTGATTGCGAACCAGCGTCGTGAAGTCTTGGGTAGTGATTGCCATGCTGTTACCTATTGACGTTGAAGCTCAAGACGGCGGGCGCTTTCGCAACCGCATCGACGTAGCGGATCGTGCAGGACACGCCGCCTTGGATCGGCTTGACGATGACTTCGGGTTCCGGCGTCCGGGCGACCGAATCTTCAAGCATGACTTGCCCCCGGATGCGGGCGCGGATTTTCGCCAAGTCCAGCGTGTCGCCGACCATGCGCGGCAGCCCAGCCCCATATTCCGGGTGGAACATGTAGTCGGGCGGCAGGATCGTCCCGTCCGGCATAACTTCGCGCGGGTTGGTCAGCAGACGCCGAAGGATGCGCTGCTGCCCCCGTTCTATGCCTGCGACCGGCTGCAAGTCCCCGGTCGCCGAAGCGCCGATGTCGTCGCCGAAGTATTGATAGAGGTCATTCATCATTCAGCCTGCACGATGTTCGTTGTATGGATTCCGGCGCTGGCCTGCTGCGTCGGGACGCTGGTCTGCGACCCTGCTGCCGACGACGTATGCGTATGGCCGTTGAACAGGTTTATGAATACTTCTGTGCACAGCTTCTTCAAGGCCGCCCCGGCGTTCTTAAAGATGATGCTGGGGGCTTGGATCGTCGCCGTCCCTGCCGCTTGCACGGTCGCATTGCCGCCAGCCTGCGCGGTGATGTTCCCGCTCGCCGTGATGTTGATCGTCGGCGCGGTCGCGTCGATTTCAGCCTGCCCATTGACCAAGAACTTGCCGTCGTTTATCAGCTTCATGAACGACCCGGTTTTATGAACCAGCCAGAATTCCCCGCTGGGGACATCCAGCGGGCGGTCGCTGTCGTTGTAGAAGCGCTGGCAGACGAACCCGGCTTCGATATGGTCTTCTTGGAACTGAACTTCGACCAGATCGCCCGGCGTCGGCGGGGCGAACATCCCCCAGCCGTTACCGACCCAAGGGCTGACGACCGGCAGCCATCCGGTTTCTACGTCGTCCGGCTGCAAGCAAACCTTCGCGCAGTAGTTGGCATGGTCGTAGCTGCTGACGATGCCCAGCCGGACGGACGCCTTGCCGCTGCCTGCAAGCGCAGCCTGCGCCCGCATGGTGTTCAACAGCGCCCCCATCATGGCAGCACCACGCTTTCAGGGCTGTGGTTCTTGGCGTTGATGGTCATGCTGTAGCCCTCGCTGATGCCCATCTGCCGGACGATGCTGTCGGGGTAGTAAATCTGATCGAACGCTGTCCCTGTTCCGATCACTTGGATGACGTTCGTCAGCCGCAGGATGTTGTCGGCGGGCAGCGTCGCGTTCAGCTTCACTTCATGGGCCGTGATTTCCTTGAGCAGCGCTTGCGCGCGCTGCAATGCCTGTTCCGGCGTCAGGCCGGGGATCGTGTAGCTGTAGGTCTGCGCCTCGCCAATAGGCTGGGCCGCCCCTTTCAGGACGGTGTTCTTGTTATGGGTCGCCTGCGCGGTCTTCGTGAAGCACTTCTTGTTCTTGGCGTTCCAAGACATAACCTTGACGATTACGTCCTTTGCCAGCGTCAGGTTCCGCGAAAAGGTCAGCGTCTTGCCGTTGAAGATCGGGAAGCCCCGGTAATCGGTCGGCGCATCCCATTTCAGGACATAGGGATCATCGTCCGGCTGCGGCTTCGGAACGAAATGCAGTTCCTTGCCCCGAACGAAGACCATGAACTGTTCTTCATGGGCCAGCCATGTCAGCAAGTCCCATTCGCTGCGCTGGTCGTTCATCCGGGCATGGTCGATTTCGTAGTAGCGCCCGGCCTTCGTTTCCGTCTTGGTCACGACCGCCGTCAAGCCATGCCGTTCGGCAAGCTGCGCGGCGATCTGGCTGCTGGTCAGGTTCTGGAATTTTTCCGTCGTCTTGGCATCGATGAATTCCGATGTCAGGTCGCGTCCAGAAACTTCGATCTGCCCCGATACCTGGTTGAAGGTCACATCATCGGCGCGGCCATAGATCAGGCTGTCCAGTTCGGCGGCGGAGAAACTTTCCGCGTCGTCGGGGAACCCGGCCAGAATTTCGACGTAGATTTCCCGGCGCGCGGCCCACCATGCGGCATCCCGTTCGGGCGGCATCATCGACAGCGCAAAGCAGCAGCGGAAGGTATCGGCCTGATAAAAGGCATTGTTATCGACCTCCCAATTGACCCAGCCCGGCAGGATTTCGCCATTGACCTTGACCAAGCCGCGCGGCTGGCGCGCAGCCGGGACGGCGGGCAGTTCGTTACGCATACATCACGCCTCCCGAATCGTCCGGCAGCGGCGGGACGTTGATCGTCTGGACGCCTTGGATCACCGGGTCTTTCAGGCCGTTGGCCTTGGCGATAGCCGTCCAGCTTGCTGCGTCGTTGTAGGCGTCCGCCGCCATCTGGTAGAGGTTGCCGCCTGCGACAGATACCGAACGGCCTGCCGCGCCGATGCTGCCAAGGTTCACGCCGATCCGACCAAGGACGGATTGCAGGTTGTAAAGCTGCGGCAGTTGCGTCATCGCATTGACCTGCCCCATCAGCATGTTCGCCTGCTGGGCGATGGGGTTGTTCGGCAGGATGCCGCCCAAGGTTGTGACGTTGGTCATGACGTTGCCGACCGACCCGATCAGGATGCGGACGCGGGCCTGTACCGCCGCCAGCGGGGCCGAGACGCTATTGATCGTGCTTTGTACCGCGTTGGCGAAGCTGGAAACGGCGCTGATCGCGCTGTCCAGCGTCTTCAACAGGTCAGAAAGCGGGCCGTCGCCGATCAGGTCGCCCAAGGCGTTCGCTTCCGCCATGTCGTCCGAAATCCATTCATCGACCCCAGCCGGGGCGATTGTGGTCACCGGCAGCGTCAGGTCTTCGACGACGATGCAGGAAATCGAATAGGGCAGCTTGTAAGACCGCTCGAAATCGCAGCGGAACGACCGGATGACGACCGTATAGGCCAATTCCGACCAGCTTAGAAGCAGCGGCAGCCCGGCGACGCGCAGGCCGTCCAGATAGCGTGCGCGATCAAGGGCGGTGTCGCCGATGAACATGCCCGACCATTCCAGCGGCCCGTCGATTCGCCCCATCGCATCGACGACGCGGACGCCGCCGACAAGTTCATGAACGACAAGCGCCTGATCGCCGCCGAACGCGATCTTTTCGGGAATCTCGTAGCGGGCGAACTCAAAGTCGCCAAGGGTCAAAACGGTATCGGGTTTCATCGTGCATAGCCCATTCCGACGGGCGGGGCCGCCATGCCGTAGTCAAACGACGCCGACCCGGCGAACGGTCTGCTGGCCGCCTTCGCCTGATGCTGGCTGACGGCTTCGGCGACCTTGCGCCCGTCCATGTTGATTTCGGTTGTGATCTGCGTCTGCCCGCCGCCGCCGGTTGCGACGTAGGGGCTGCCGCCGGACTGGCCGGAACCGCCACCGCTGAACCAACTGCTAGGCAGGAAGGACTTGATCCAGTCCCATTTCTGACGCAGCCAATCGGACAGCGCGCCGACGGCGGACTTGATGCCATCCCATGCGGCTTTCAGCTTGGGGCCGACGTAATCCCAATTCTTCCAAAGAAGGTAGGCAGCGGCTGCGATTGCCGTGATGACAAGGCCGATGGGGTTCATCAGCAGCGCGCGGCCAAGGAACAGGAGCGCTTGACCAGCAATGCGAAGCCCCCCTGCTAGGCCAGTTCCGAGAATCCGGCCAAACCGAAGGATTCCGGCCCATCCGCCAATGCTGGAAAAGGCAAGCGCAAGGCCAAGGGCTTTGAAACCAGCCGTGACAAGCAACAATGTTCCGCCGATGGCCGCGACGCTGGCTAGTCCGATGAAACCAATCGTCAGCCCCTTCACAAGCCCCGGATATTCCTTGAGCGCGCCAAACATATCGGCAAGGCCGCTAATCATTGGCGTCAGAACTGGCAGGACGGTTTGCCCTACCACTAGCCCAAGGTCGGCAACGGCGCTGTTGAACTTCTCGATTGCCATCATCGGGCTTTTGGCGTTGTCGCGGTTCGTTTCGTCAATGCCCCGCGAATTCTTGAAAGCCTCTACCGACCGATCAAGCGTCGGAGTTTGACGCATGATTAAGTCATACACCTTTGCGCCGTTCGACCCGAACAGTAGGGCGTTTTCCCGAGAAATAGCAGCCTGCGATGTAATGCCGTGGGCGGCATATATCTCAAGCATTTTCTTTGCGAATTCGACGGGGTTGGTGTTCATCAGCCCAGCAAGGTCTTCCCGCAACGGGTTGCCCTTCATGGTCTTGATGCCGCCCATCGAATTCTTCGTGTATTTCGTCGAATCCCAAATGCCAAGGCGTTCGGTTTCGCTCAATAGCTGGTTCGGCGGCTTAATCAGCCCCTGCATCCGGTTGTATGCCGTGCGCAAGCCCATGCCGGTCGTGCTGCCCTTCAATTCCCCCATAATTGGTTCAAGGGAAGCGAAAATAGCCAGATCGCTGTAGTTGGCAACAGCCGACCCCCCGTAAGCACGGAACTGGCGCAACTGATCGGGGGTAATCATCTTGCCCGATGCCTGAACCGATCTGAACGCCATATCGACAATGCTGGCCGCGCGGCGGGAATCGTTCAGGCCGCCCATTTGTTCGACAAGCCTGTTCAGCGAAATCATCGAATGTTCAGCAGTGGCCCGCTTCTCGCCGTTCAGGGTCTTGACGGCCAATTCGTAACCGGCAAGCGCTGGGGTCATGACCTTAGCAGCCTCAAGCGCATGGCTTCCACTCATGCCAGATTCACGGAATGCCCCCTGCGCTTCGACGAACAGCTTCATCCGCTGCTGCATCGATGTGCCGATGATGTTGTTTGCTTGGACGAACTTCTGCGCTTCTTTGATCTGATGTTCGCCAAGGCCCATTTGGCGCATCTTCGCGGCCTCGCGTTCCCATTCGATAGCCTTTTCAATCGGCCCTTTCAGGGAAAGCAGCATCCCGACGCCAGTCACGGCCATCGCGCCGCCTACAAGGCCCATCCGCTTAATGGAAGCCAGTTTCGCTTCCATAACCGACAGGCCGGAATTCGTTGCTGCGACATGCTTGTTCAGCCCTTGGAATTGCGCAGCAAGAGCTACCAATCCGCTGCTGACGTTGTTCAGCAGGCTGATCTTCACGCCAATTTTGTAGGCTTCAAACATGTTCGTTCCTTTGTCGTTCGGCTAGGTGTCGAAGTTGTACCCAAGCCCGGCAGGCAGTGATGTCCCGCCAAGCAGGCCGCGCGCTGCGACCCGCCCCAAAATTTCCTTGATCCTATCTTCGTTGCTGATGGCCGCCGGGCCAAGAACCGGACGCGGCGGAATGGTCTTCGTTCCAAGTTCCTGCCAGACCATTACGTCGCTGTCGCTGCCGACGACCGCTTCAAGGCCGACGACTTCACTGCTGATCGAATCGCGCAGTTCGCCGGTACGCAGCAGGGGATCGTTTTCGCTGAACCCCTGCCGCATCCGGTCTGCTTTTGTGCTGTCAGCCAGTTCAGCCCATGCCGGGAAAGGCCCGACGGCGGGCTGGTAATGGCCGATTTCTTCCTTGGCTGCTTTTTCGATGCCATGCGCGACTTCTTTCAAGCCGTAATGCAGGGCAACCATTTCGGCAGCATCAAGGGCCAGCAGATGCGCGGCAAATGCCGTAAGGCTGTCAAATTCCTTCATTTGTCATCCTTCTCGAACTGCATGCTGTTCCAGTTGAACCGCGCGCCTTCCATTTCGCTGAAAACGATGCACCAGCCTGCGCGGGTAACGTCGTCAAGCTGGAAGGCCACGTCGAAAGGGATGCCGTTCTTGACCAGCCATAGGCATTCTCGGATCGGCCCGGCTGTTGCTACTTTTTTACGGCAGCCTTATCCGCTTCCGGGTCGGTCTTGCCGAAGTTTTCCTGCACCCCGGACAGGACGGCAGCGATGCCGTCTTCGTCAAGCTGCTGGATCAGGGCTTCGACTTCGCGCTTGCTGGCGGGCTGATAGACCGGATCATCGTCGATGGCCGTGACGAAGATCAGGGGCAGAACCATGCCCATATAGACTTCGTTTTTGGCCGTTTCGCCCAGCGCTTCGATCAAGCGGAACTGCGCCAGAACGCCAGGCTTTTTCAGCTTGATGACGCGCCCGCGTTCGTCGCTGACGGTCACTTCGGCATTGGCCTGCTTGACGATCTGTTCGCTGGGATTCAGCGTTACTTTTACCTTGTCGTTCATATCAGGACACCTTCACGCGGCGGGCAGCGACGAAGCTGACCTTTTGTTTGACGGTCTGGTCGCCTTGCCACTGGCCTGCATCGTCCAGCTTGAGCAGGACTTGCAGGTAGCGGTATTGCGTAACCGCGCCAGAAACTTCGGTGATCGTTTCCGTGATCGTGACCGGCTGTTCGTTCAGACCGGCGTAGTAGTTCGCCTCGATCTGCGCGAAGTAGTCATCGATGGTGCTGTCGGCGCGGGTAACGTCGAAGCCGCCCGACCAGCCATCAGGGAAGCGGACATGGCGGGTGATGCCGTCCAGCCCCTTGATCTTCTGGTCAGTGATGTCCGGCTTGCTGTTGAAGCCGGTGATAAGGTTGAACCGCAGCGGCCCCGAAGGGCCGATGATGTCCAGCGAAACGTCGCGTCCGACGCTAAAACCGTTGAGCGGCATGGTTGCCTCCTATTAAGCCAGTTGGGTCGATTGGCGGTTGATCTGAACCGATTGGCCGCCTTCGACGTTGATAAGGAACTTCTCGATGACCGACAGGTAGATGACCTTCACGTCGGCTTGCATGTAGCCCAGCGCGACGCGCGACATCGGGTTGTTCGCGGCATCGATCTGAACGCTGTAGGCCGGGCCGCCATTGACCGCGCCGATCATCCCTTGCTGTTCCATGTTGGCAAGGAAGCTGCTGATGGTCGCGGCAGCGTTCCGGCGAACCGCAGCGCTTTGCAACTGGCCGACGAACAGGCCCATCCCCGCGTTCAGGGTATAGGCGATGTAGTTGGTCATCCGGGTGTAGTTGTCCCCGTTCGTGACCGCGTTGCTGCTGGTGTTGTGGCCGAAGCGGACGCCGAACATGTTGCCCGCCGGGATCGGGTTGGTAATCAGGTCGATACCGGCCTGCCCCAGCGCTTGCAGTTCCGCGCCGCTATAGGTCAGGTTCTGGTAGGACTTCTGCGTCCCGACGATGCCGTAAAGCGGCTTGTTCAAGCTGGACTGTTCCGGCGACAGGTTCGCCAGACGACCGGCGACAAAGCCCTGCGGCGAAATCAGGCGGATTTGCCCATTCACCGTGTCGTTGAAGTAGCACCAATCGCCGAACAACAGCTTGGCGGTGTAGCTGTCGATGCCTGCGGTCGCCTTGACGCTGACCGCGTTGCTGATCGAATCGCCAGCCGGGCCGGTCAGGATCATGTAGATGCCTTCGGACAGACCGAACGCAACCTGATTCGTCCAAGACGTGCTGTCGTCGCAGTCGGCCAGCATGGCGATGCTGGCGTAGGTGCCGCGCAGCGCATACATGCCCTTGCGGGGAACCGTATCTTGGCCCAGCAGGACGGCCGCGCTGATGGTCGTCGCGCCGTCGGTGCCGCTTGCCAGCGTGTAGGTCGTAGTCGTCGGGGCGGTAGTGCCTGCGCCAGCGGTTGCGACGATCAACTGCGAAGGCCCGCGAAGGCCGGACTGCCCGTTGTTGATCGCGGTTGCAATGTTCTGCCACAGCGCGTTACCGCTGCCGCTGATGTTGTCGAAGACTTCCGGCACGACGCCCGGCATGCTGACGGTCGCCCGGTAGGTACTGGCTTGACTGCCGGGGGCAATGGCAACGGTCAGGGAATTGCCCAGCGTCCCGGTGTATTTCGCGGTCAGCGTCAGGCAGTTGGTTTGCACGGTCGCGCTTGCGGCGACATCGGTGCCGTCGGTAACGCGGACGCAGCGGAAATTCGACGCGCCTTGCAGCACGGCGGCGGCGACTGCCGTCCCCATGTCGTATTTACGGGCTTGGATCGCGCCGAACAGGCGGGCGTAGTCCGCCATGCCGCCGACGATGGTAGGCGCATTGACTGGCCCCCATTGGGCGGTTCCGACGACGCCTAGAATATTGGTAGGCAGGCCGTTAAGAAGCGTGACCTGCGGGGGAACGATTTGGACATAAACGTCCGGCACGATCAGGGCGGTGGTGTTGATCGAGCCTTGTTGGACAACAGGCATAGGAAACCTCCGGGCAAGAAAAAAGCCGCCAAGCGGCGGCTTCTATGGGTTGTGGTGGGGGGCCGTTATTCCTTGGCGTCTTGCGCCGGGGATTCGGGCTGCTGGGTCTTCACGACATGGGCGGCATGCTCGGAAGCAAGCACGTCGTCGATGGTCTTGGGGTCGTCGATGATCGACCCGCGTTCATAGCCGCCGAACGGCTCGGTCACTACCAATACGGTCTTCATGGCTTTACCTCGCTAGAAATAGATGGTTGGGTTCTGGATGGGCTGCGTCGCACCGTCCCGCGTAGCGGCTACGCCAAGCTGGTCTTGGGTGATCTGCGTTTCGGTTTCCGTCTGCGTCGTCGCGTACTCGACCAGATAGATCAGGTCGCGGCGGAACAGCCGGGTTTTCTGCAAGCTGTCGCTGATCGGGCTGTTCTTGTAGATCAGGCGCGCAGCGAAGCCGTCCGGCATCGTCAGGAACTTGGTCGTCGCCAAGACCAGATCGACCGGCTGGGCGACTGCATCCCGATGGGCCGGGGTATCAGCCCAAACCGTGATCTGGAAATGCCGTTCCTGTCGCCGGATTTCCCTGACTGCCGTCCCGGTCACGCCGACGCGCGCCGCGCCGATCTGGCCAGTTCCCGGCAGCGTAACGACTGCGCCCGCCGCGCCGGTTCCGGGGATGTCGGCAGCGATCCTGGACGCCAGCGCTGCCGCGATGCTGTTCAGCGTGTCGCTGGCCTGGACGGCATAGACGTAGGGCTTGCCGTTTGCCAGCACCGACAGGTTGTGCGGATTGTTCGCCGGGGGGACGACGCCGCCGACCGTAATCTGCTGGCCGTTGATGGTCAGCGTCAGAGTCGCCGCGTTCATCGTCTGCGGCTGCCAATCCTGCGAAAACAGGGGCGTGTTCCGCTCCTCATTTCGCGGGAAGACGCTGACATGCGCCTTCCCTACGGCCATATCAGCATCAAGCTGGGCCGGGGTCGGCCATCCTGCATAGACCATGCAAGGAACGCCGCCTGCCGCGCTGGCCTGCCCTGTTCCGTTCGGGTAAAGCGTTGCCGCGATCAGGCTGACAAGCGCGTTTTCT